CAACCAACGCTATGCGTGCCTTTGGACAATCGAACAGGTGGAAGAATGGGCGAAACAACGCTGAGCCTGCGGCCATATCAAAACGAAGCGGCTGACTTTTTGTTTGAGAACGACCGCGCCATGATCCTTGCGCCGGTGGGCGCGGGCAAAACGGCGATTACGCTGACCGCCATGACAGAAATGATTGCCGAAGGTCACGCAAAACGCTGGCTGGTCTTGGCGCCCAAGCGCGTGTGCACCGATGTTTGGCCGGTCGAACAGCCTAAGTGGGCGTCAGATTTTGACATAGCTATCGCGGTCGGGACGCCCAAGACGCGGCGCGCGGCGTTTGCGTCAGACGCCCCCATCGTTGTGACCAACTACGACAATCTGCAAACGCTGACGGAAGACGATTTTGCGCAGTTCGACGGGATCGTGTTTGACGAGCTGACGCGGATGAAAAACCCTAGCGGCAAACGCTTTAAGGCTTTGCTCAAACACATCGACAAGTTCAAGTTTCGCTGGGGTTTGACTGGATCGTTCACGTCTAACGGCCTTGAAGACGTGTTCGGACAATGCAAGATCGTCGACCAATCCTTGTTGGGCCGGTCCAAAGGCGCATTCTTGCAGCGCTACTTCGTCTGCATCAACCGAGACTATGGCGAATGGGCGCCGCGCAAAGGTTCGCTTGAAGAAGTTATGACGGCTATCAAGCCTGCAACTTTCGTATTAGAGCCGGGCGTCTATGCCGACAAGCTGCCGCCGCTGCATACGGTTGAGATGCGCTGCGACATGGCCGACCGCACGCCATACGAGAAGATGAAGCGCGATTTTATGCTGGAGCTGGGCACTGACGCAGTCATCGCCGCCAACGCCGGCGCCGTCACGAACAAACTGCAACAGTTGGCGTCGGGGTTTGTTTACAATACCAAGACCGACGCCAGCGACCGACCCGGCAAGTTCGACGTCAAGCAAGAGGCTATTTGGTTCGGTAGCCACAAGTTCGATATGCTGTCTGAGATTTGGGAAGAGAACCAACGCGCACCAACAATTGTTGTGTATAACTATCAAGAAGAATTAGCCGAGCTAAAGCGTCGCTTTCCTAAGGCGCAGACTATTGACGACCCGCACGCCATCAAGCGGTGGAACCTTGGTCAGATTTCCATGCTTCTGATCCATCCCAAGTCGGCAGGCCACGGGCTCAATCTTCAGTTTGGCGGTAACAAGATCATCTTCTTATCGTTGCCGTGGTCGCTTGAGCTTTACGAACAGACCGTTGGACGCCTGCATCGCGGCGGTCAGACGCGCGAAGTGTGGTGCTATGTATTGCTCTGTAACAAAACTATTGACGAGCGCATTTGGGGCGCGTTACAAGATAAACGCGCGCTGTCAGATATTGCGCTTGAGGAGTTGAAAGCGTGAATTGGCGAAAATTGAATGAGACGCTTGTGGACATGAGCGAAAAGGAAGTATTGGCGCTTCTTGATGACGAGCGCGCCAATCGTCGTCGTGTGACCGTTCTGACCCGTCTGCATCAACGCTACACGATCCTGCGCGCCGCTCGCGAACGTAAGGAAATCCTAGCCAAAGCGGTTAAGTCATAGCGGTTGCTTGTTTTTCAACCGACGCAACGCGCGCCGACCAGCCACGGCCAAACGTCGCCCATGTCGGCAGGCGCTTTAAGAACTCCAAGCGTTCCATGCACAAGGCGTCGATCATCTCGTGCGCGGGCACCATGCGGATAGCCACAATCGACTTAGGGCCAATGATACCGTCGACCGGTACGCCGGCAATCTCCTGCATGACCTTAGCGGCTTTGCTAACCCCGCTGTTGACCGCGAAGTCATACGCCGCGTAATCGACGCCATCAGGCAGATCATCGCCGCGTATCTTGTCCCAATACATCTTCTTGTAGAAAAGCTGGACACGCTCCGGCGTCAACGCGCGCATCTCCGCTTCGCTGGCGGGATGACCGATATAGTTTTCCCAAGCACGTTTGGTCACGCCAAGATTTGTCATGCCGCCGGGATCACGGGGGTTATTTACGAAGCCACCTTCATGCGACAGCGTCAACGCAAATGCTTCAGGCCAATTCGCTTTCATTTGCCCGCGACGCCTTTGATTTTTTCATAGGTGCGAAGGCCGCCCATGCCCAGCATTGCGAAAACAAGCTGCCATAATGTTTCGTCAAACTTAGGCGGCGCGGCCAATTTGATGCCGAATGTATACGCGATCCACATTACGATAGGCGTAGCGACATACTGATACGCCAACGCGATACCGCATACCCAACCGATGAACGGGCGCCACCCAGAGACAAAGACGTTGGAATTGGTGGCTTCAACGGCATTTACGTCCGTCTGGCCCTTGTCCCAAGCTTGCAGGCTATTGCGAAGCTCAACTTCAGCCTTTTCACGGGCTTCAGGATCGGGCACAAACTTGTTCAGGACTTTCAGCCCCGCTGCGATTGCGTCGTCGATGCCAAAGCTCATCGGTCGGCCTTTCCTGCGACGGTGTTTTGGATATGGTCAAGCTTCTCGAACAACCGGTTGACGACGCTGTTAAACTCATCCCGCGAGATGTAGCGGCCAGCCACCAACACTTCGATAGACGCGACTTTTTCAGCCAGCGCCTTATCCGCACTTTGAAGGTCTTTCAAAGTCTCCCACATGACTTTTAACCACCAACCGCCAAGGAAACCCGCGATACCGGTGACAACATTAAAAGCTGCTTGAGGCTCCATTGGCATTCCCATATCCATCACCGTGCCATTGCGTTGCGATTTTCGCGGTTAGCGAACACATTAACGATACCCGGCGCACCGACAACGGCTGACGGGATAGGTTGAGCAGACGGCACGCGGAAAGCGTCCAACTTTGCTTGACGAGCCAACGCGCGCTCCATCGACGCCGCAGCACGCGCAGGGTCTAACATTTCAACCGCCAACTCCATAGCAAGTTTTTTGTCCAACTCGCCTTGAAACTTAGCGGCAATCCGATTGGCTAACGTAACAAAACGGTCAAAAAGTTGAACCGGTGAATAGCCACCCTCACCTTTTGACACGATTTGCGCCATGTCCGGCGTCACTGAACGACCCGCCCGCACAAGCTCACGAACTTTAGCGTCGCGCGACAAATCAAGCATGATGTTGTCGATCTTTGCCAATTGTTCTGGGCCATAAAGCTTATCAAGTGTCGGATAGCGTGCTTCGCCGGTCAACGCGCGCTTCAGAGCTTTAGGAGCGTCTTTTTCTGACGTCAAAGCTTTAACCGCATTAGCGAATACGCCGGGGCGCTCAGTTTCATCTCCTAATGGCGCAGCTAGTTTTTCGCGCAAAAACTCGCCGCCTTCGCGCTGATTGATTGTTGTGCTGGCCGCGCGATACGCGCCGCGCGCCTCGCGGACGCCCGGCGCGGCGTCTTCCAACCACTTCATAAAGTCCGCGCGGACGCCGCGAATGGCGCTGACCTGTTCCGCGCCAATGCCAAACGTGGCCGGATCGGAAATAAGATCATCCATTGCTTTTTTAACGGTGTACAGATTTTTAACTGGGAACTTCGCGTATTCTGCCGGTATTTCGGTAACGATAGGATTGCCCGCAGCATCAGTGAGCGTGCTTTCTGCCAGTTTAGCCGACCGCGTTTCACCAATTTGAAAGGGTTCGCGGCGATTTGCAGAAATTTCTTTTGCGACACGCAGCACATCTTTCATGGCCGGCGTTTGAAACAACTCAGATAAAGCGTCGTCTTCTTGGACCACTTTCTTAAAAGCAGGCCCAAACATAGCCTTAGCTTGATCTTCACGGAATTGAACCGCCGCCGCGCGCTGTTCAGGTGTTCCAGACAGTTCTTCAATGCTTTGACGGCGGGCAGCGCGCTGCGCTTCCGTTTTAACAAAGTATTCTGCCGGCAGAATATCTTCCGCGCCTTTAGCAAAAGCGGTAAAGCGAGGCGCGCGTGCTGCTACCGAAGCTTGTGCCGTTGTGGGCGTGCTACCCGGCACATATTCAGGCGCGGTACGCAGTGCCTCAACAATTTGTGGCCCGCGGCCTTCAGCCGCTTGGATAAGTGCCGTGGATTTAGGGTCAATCATAGCCGCAAACTTATTTGCGCCAAATGCAACTCCCCGGGTTGCAGCATCTTTAGCCGCCAGCGCGCCGGCAGGGACCGCACCGCCCGCAAGCCCGGCGAGCATGAGCGCCGTAGGATCGCGAACGTCGGTATATTCAATAAGCGATTGCGGTGCCAAAGCACCGGTCACGCCACCAACAGTCTGAAGCACTGGCGACTGAGACAACGTCTCAGCAACGCCGCGCGCTACGGGGTTTGTAAGCATAGGTGCGACTGTACGCGCTGCGGCGGGAACAGATAAACCAGCGCCAGCACCGGTCGCAGCGGCACTAATCATACGCTCGCGCGGCGTAGCAGGCTCAACGCCCATGCCGCCCTTAGCCATGACGTTTTGCACTGCTTCAGTATAGGTTGGTACTTGCGTCTGCGAGCCAAACATCTGCGCAAGCTTATTATAGCCTGCAATGCCAAGATCGGTCAGGCCCATAGCCAGCAAACCGGCGCCCGCACCCACTGGCACCGCAAGCGGAGCCGCAGGACCAGCCAGCATACCAAGTCCGGCGCCGGTCGCTGCCGCAGCGGCGTAAGGCGTCAACGCGCGCGATGCGACGCCGACATCGCGAGCAAGCGACTGTTCTGGCACCGGAGGGGCTTCGACGCTGCCACCATACTTTTTGGCGAGCGTGTCGTAATCCACCTTGGGCGCTTCGGCAACGCTGCCGCCGTACTTTTGGGCTAGAGCTTCGTAGTCCATTAAAGACCCGCCTCTTTACGGAATTTGTCGGCTGCGGCTTGATTGGGGAAGCTAAAAGATTTGCCGCCGGGAATTTGAACCGTGACCGGACCAGAGCTGGCGGCGCGGCGCTCGCCGGGGATGCCTTCGCCAGCTTGGCCTTTATTAACACCAAACTGATCTTTGCGCTCTTGCATCAAACGCACGATAGTCTGGGCAGCGGCGCGGCGCGCTTCAATAGGTTTAGTCGCGTCAGCCAACGCGCCAGCCGCGTCAACATAGGACTGACGGTCTGCGTCCGACTGTGGACCTTCAAAACGCGGCACAAGCTTAAGCGCCATATCCGCAATAGGCTGAAGTTGCGCGGTCGCAATAGAACCTTTAGTAGCGGCGCCAAACAAAAAGCCAAGCGACTTATCGATGATGTTGCCAACACCGCTGCCTGTAGCTTTATCAAGAAGACCGCCGGGTTTAATTGCGTCTTGAATGTTTTTAATGGCGGTTTCAAGTTGCGGCGTAAGCGAAATTTCTTCCGCCGTTGTTTTACCGGCGGCAGTGCCACGGGCTTGCGCGGCGGCTTCAGCTTCTTTGGCCGCAATTGCACGCAACCGCGCTTGTTCGCGAGCAGCGGCAACAGGATCAACCACTGGTGCCGTCATAGCGTTAGCGGGCGGTACGCCGCCTGCCGGACCCATAGCGTTGGTAGCGTTCATAGACGCTGCGACGCCGGGTGCCGCGTTAGGAAGAGGTGCAACCGGAGGCGCTGCTTGTGCAAGGGGAGCAACAGCCGCAGGCATAGCCGCAGGCGCATTGACCAAACGCTCAGTGTTCAGACGCGGCGCCACAATTGTCGTAACGCCATCGCGAACTTCCGTTTTAAGGTCGTTGATCTGCGTTGCAAGTGCCTGAAGCTTGCTCAAGTTGTCGGCGTTAAACTCAGGACCAACAATAGACGCCAACTTGGGATCTTTGCTGATAATGTAGTTATACACACCATTATAGGACGCCTGATCTTTAACGCCGGGCAACAAACCAAGCACGAAATTAGCCGACGTCTGCGCCAGCTTAACTTGCGCTTCAGTTGCGTTGGTGCCTTCTTTGCGCGCTTTGGCGTTGATTTCGTTCACTTCGCCAATATGCTTGTTAACCATACGCCAAGCGTCAGGATTGCTCTTACGAAGCGTTTCCAAAGCGTCGGTGTTGGCATAATCAGGCGTCTTAGCCAGATAATCCGTTACGGCGTTGCTGGCCGCGATTGTACGCTTAGTTTCGCCAAGCTTGAGCCGGGCTTCTTCAAGTGCTGTCTGCGCGGCTTGCGTTTGCACGCCGATGGAACCCATCGACGCTTGATGACGCTGAAGTGCCAGCGCAGGCTCGTAGTTGCCAGATGCGACAAGCCCCTGAATAATTTCAGGGGTCACTTTACCGCCAGATTGGCTAAGAATGCCGCGCAGTGCGTTTTGCTGTGCCATCTGTTGCTGAAGCTGTTGCCCCTGCAACATAGCGTTGCTCATGTTTTGAAACTGAGCCATTGACTGCATGGGGTTAAAAGCGTTTTGACCGCCACCCGTGCCAACTTGTGCTGCAAGACCATAATCAGCCATTGTTTAACCCTTAATAGCTAATGCCTGTACCGACATTTACAGGATAGGTCGGAGCGGTATAAGGCGCGTTAAAGTTATATGCCCCGGCGCCCGCCATAGGCATACGGTTCATAAACTGGTTCATCATGTAGGCATTAGTGCCGCCTGTAAGCGCCGTGTTGAGCGCGTTGCCCATGCCGACATAACCAGACGCGCGCGCTTGACCTAAGTTGCCGTAGCCTTGCATAAGATTAGTAGCGTTCTGACCGGCGGCATTGGTCATGGTATTGGTGGCCGACTGTCCAGCGCCCATAATGCTTTGCAGTGGGTTCAACTGATTGGATCGGTTAATCTGATAGCGGTTAAACGCATTCTGATATTCTTGCGACGCCATATCTTGCCCAAACCGTGTAGCAGCTTTAAGCGCGCCACCGGATTGCAACCCTGCGCGAGCAGCGGTTGAACGCTCAAGCGCTTTTTGGCCTTCAGATAGACGAAACGCATAGCCGGGATCGGCCTGATAGTCGGCCATCGTAAAATCGCCAGCATACTTGCCATAACCGGGCGCGTTAGCATCGCCGCTTAGCCCAAGATAGTTAAGAAGCTGATTTTGGGCGGTAAGACCGGCTTGACGGAATGGCTCTTGCAATTCCGTCTGTTTTTGAAACATCCGTTCTTGTGCATCAATACCTTGCTGGGCAGCTTTGGATTGAGCACTAGACGCTTTATTGGCGGCGTAAGCAGACGCTCCACCACCAATAACGGCTGCACCAAGAATGGCTGTTTCGATACCCATTAGCGTTCTCTCGCCACTGTGCCGTCATTGCGGACGACAAACCCTAGCCGGTGGAAAATGCCGTACATATATTCATGCCCCGGCATAATCCGCGTAAAAGCGTCTTTATCCGCAAAAAGAAGGTTTAGCATCCCGCGCGTAACCCACTTTTTACGCCATTCAGGCAATACCGACACATGGACTTCGCCATTTTTAAAGTACGCCGCCCCGATACAGGTTTCATTGCGTACAATAGCTTTTACGGTCCAATCTGCCAATATGTTTTTATACTCGTTAAAAGTGACGGGCGTTGACCAATCGGTTGCTTCAAAGCCAATTTTCAACGCCATTTCACGGTCATCGACTAACTGAGTAGCCATGTCAGCCTCAGAGATTATCTACCCAACCTTGCGAATAGACGACGTTATTGTTCGTAGACGCCACGTAGATATTGCCGTCTTCGTTTGCGATAGTGCACTGTCCGGTCGTTTGCGAGATATACACCGCGTTGGTGCCGGTGGCGGCGTAAGCCGTATATCCGTTAGACGGAGCGTTATTGCTATTAACCGCAATATACCCCGAAGCGTTTGTGTTGTAGACCGAAACGATGAACACGCCTGCGGTTGACGGTGCAAAATTAGCCATCGAATACGCGGTCCATAACGTAATAACGCCGCTGGCGATGCCGTAAAAACCGCTGCTTGTTGGTTTCCAGTTGGCGCGGTTGCCATACTGGATAGAACCCAAAAGCGCGCCGGTCCCGTACCGCACCCACCCAACGCGTGTTTTATACGTGTACCCAGATGGCAGCGTGGGCGCCGAAGCGCTGGTTGACAGCAAGCCTGCGACCGTTGTTCCGTTGTAAATAATCCAGACGGAATACCAAGTGCTGTTTGCGATAGTACCTGTGTCAAGCCCGTTTGCGCCCGAAGACGCCGTGCTGATCGTCAAATTGACGTTGCTGGCCGTGTAGGTGCCCGCAGTCGCGCCCAATACAGAGTAGTTGGCGGTAACTGCTACGGTTGTGCTAGACGCCGTGTTGATTTTAAGGCCGGAATAAGCGCCCACCACTGGCGCTGCAAAAGGCGTGGATGTCCACGTTGTACCGTCGCTTACAAGGTGGTTGCCCGCCGTGCTAGGCGCAACGGTTTGAACCGGCGCAATACCGTTGCCAAGCACAACCGCGTTAGCCGCAAGCGTCGCTACGCCCGTGCCGCCATTGGCGACAATTAGAGGTGCAGTCAGGCTAACGATGTTGCCGTTGGTAATTGAACCGCCATAAACGATATTGTTGATAAGCTGGAATGCCGTGCCGTCGTATTCCACCCACGTCAGTTTACCCGCCTGAATATCGCCAGCCGTCAACGCGACAGAACCATTTTTGGTGATGCTTTTGGCCGTCAGACCATCAATGCTAAGCGTAACTGCGCCGGTATTGGTGTTTGCGGCGACAAAGCTGTAAGTCGCACCATTAGCGTAGGCAGTAATGGTGGGCGTGGCCGTAGCGGCAATAGTGTTAGTGCCGGTGACGCCGCCCAACAAACTGTTGATGCTGTAAGGATCGTTAATCGACGGGAGGCTATCGTAAGTGCCGATAAGAACATCGGTCGAAGTTTTAACGATAAACTTATACAAAGAGCCAATAGCCAACCAAATTTCGTACGGAGTGCGCCCCGCTGCGTCCAAAATGATAGGGTTAGTGTTGGCGACAGTACCCGCGCTGGTCGTATACGTAACCGCAGGCGTAGTGGTGCCAGCGGCGTAAGTATAGATTTTACCGCCCGAAAGCGGATTGCCGTTATCGTCGAAGAATTGGGCTCCGGCGCCAGCAAAAGACGAAAGGTTATAGGCGGTCATGTCGGTCCTACACGATCTGAGCCACGGTCAGAATGACGCTGGGCGAGGCTGGATAAGCGGGTGAACTGCTTGCGGCATAGGTTGTAAGCTGAGCATACCCTAGCTTTGACAACCCGTATAGCTCGAAATAATCCCCTGCCGTAAGCTGAAGAAAGAAGTTAACGGCCAAGAGGTTACTGCCAGCAACGCCGCCATGCGATTTGACAATGGTCATGGTGCTGGCTGTGTTAGGTATATCTGCGCCATTTAATCGAAGCCAGATAATTATATCGTCGTCGTTTGACGTATTAGCGTTAGTTAGCTGAAACGTGGCAATAATTGTATAGAGCCCCGTTTTTTGCATGATAACTTTAGACCCACCATTCGTTATGTTTCTTTCATATTGAACGGTGTTAAAGTTTACTTTGCTGGGTGTGTTAGCGGTCCAGCTAGTGCCGGTACTATCAGAATATCCTGCGTAAGCGACAGGTATCCATTGCGGCATATTGGTAGCATCAGTACCTAGGTAGCAGGGGGAGCCCGGCACCGGAAGCCGCGATAGCGTATTGGGTGCTGAAGCATACAACAAATCGCCTGTAGCGTATGCCGTATTACCCGTACCGCCGCTGGTTTCGGGGACTACGCCGTTACCAAGCCCGATAAAATCGTAAAGATTGCTGAAAAACCGAAACCACGGACGCGTAGGCTCTGCATTGTCTGCAATAGCTACGCGTGACGCCGGGATTTGAGTGTCGTTAAGCATTGGTGGCGCTCGCCCGCAGTTCGGCCCCTACGATATAGATTGGCACCGGATCAGTACCAGAAATCTCGTAAACGCGGTCACGCAGTTTTAAGGTCATGCCCAGACGCCGCCAAAGTGCACGTTTTCCGTACTGGCCGATGGCCCCCATCGAAGTCCAATGCTCGCGGCTCCATGTGTGCCCGCCATCATCTGACCAGCGCAACATGACTTGCGGATTGCTGCCCTGCCCATCATTAAGACCGACGCCGGTTTCGCAATCAAGCTGAAGGCTATGCTGCGTAGTACGAAGAAGCGTATTCTGCCCTGTGGGGATGGCCCGCCATGAGCGCAGCCAGCGCTGCGTCTGATCGTCATCGGCGTAAAGAGCAAGGTCATAAGCGTAGATCTTGCCGTTTTGATAATCGCCAAGCGTTACTTTGTCGTTGAAGAAAGCCTGACACGTTGCGCGCTGCCGAGTAAATGCGCCGTTAGAAAACCCCGCTCGCTCATGCCATGCCTGCGTAGATACGTCGTATACCCAAGTGGCGTTAGCCGAAGGGAACGACAGCACGTAGAACGCATGACCGTCTTGCTGGTAGGTATACGCAACGGCGTCTGAAATGTTGGCGTATTGTTGAATTTGCCATTCAACGGCATGGGTGCTGATACGCACGCCGGTATAGTTGTTTGCGCGATAGACAATGCCTTTGCCGCGCTGGTCAGCGCCAAGCCAGAACAAGCCATTGTCCAGTTTTGCTACCGAGAACGTAGCGGCGCAGCCAATTTCGTTAAACGCGCCTTGAATGCGTTGAAGCGGGAAGTCAGTTGCGCCCGCATTGTACCAAACTTCAATCGAGTTAGTACCGAACAGCCAAACTTCCGAATGGTCAACAATAGACGAGACAAGCCCATCGGGATCTCCTTCAGCGCTGGCAAAATCAAGCGGATCGACCGATGACCCGTCATAAAGGCTAGTGACCCAAACACGCTGGCTATCCGGTTCGATAAACACAAAGTAACCGTCAAGATAAGAAACGGTCACTGCACCCGCAAAATCGGGGTCAGTGATTTGCTTATACTCAAGCGTAGACGTGTTATAGATGAAGCTTGGCCCGTTGCAGGCCAAGAATAGCTGAATACCATTGTCGGCCATAGATACCGGGCCGTCATTTGCCACCGCACCAATTTGTGTAGCTGTGTAGTTAGTGTCTACCTCATAAAGATAACTACCAGATACGACATACAGATGATTGTTGAACGCATGAAGCCCGCGGATTGGGCCAGTACCAACCGTTGCAAGCTTGCGCAAGCCCGGCGCTCGTTGAAGAAACGCCGTCTCTTTACCCCCTTCTGGCACAATCTCAGGAAATAGATTGACCATGCGGTTGTCGGCGGCATTAACCGACCGAGCCACATAAGCGCTGCCAAGAATAGGGGTCTTCATCAGTAGTTACCCGCGAAGATGTTGTAGCGCTGGCGAGTGCCCACGATGCTATAGGGCAACGCCATAATATCATCAGGGTTGTTGACGCGCTTCAGCGTACGTTTTGACGCCATTGCGATGCGTTGCACTTGCGGCGACGGTTCGACGCCGAACTCAGGCGCCATTTCACACGCCAAGTTATAGCGGAACGCTCGCAAATAGCCGGGAGGAAACGCCAGCGT